ATAATCTAATTATTCTCATCTCTTACTATGTTATTATTTTAATTTATCTAATAAATCGGGTCTTTATGTTGTTTTTACTCTATTAGAAATCTATAAATCAGCTTTGTAATTTATGGGTTATTAATATCTTGGTCGGTAATCTTTGTTATCGTCAAATTCAGGAATAGACTCAAACTTGATTCACCGAGAGTGTCGTTAAAATCAACACCGTTTATGTCTAATTTATTTCTTATTTGTATTTTATTACCGGAGACTATATATATATGATCTTCAAAACTGACATTACCGTGCGCGCCATCACTCGTGTTTCTGGAATATAGCCAAGAGAAGAAATTGTAATTAGAGTTTTCAAAATAATCTGTCGTTACATCGTTTGAAGAGTCAAGCGAGACTAAATAAATAGCGAACGCTAACCTATCGTTGTAGCGTGATTGTAGGTTACCTGATGCTCTAATTTTATATGTCCCTGTTTGGGTAAATGTAATGAACCCGTCGCTATGAGATGAAAACGCATTGCCTACTGTTCTAGTAGAATCTAAATCTGTTTGTCGGTTTCCATTACCCCACAGATCATTCGATACTATTGCTTTATCAAAGTTATAAGATGTCATCTGGGGTATCTGATAGATTGACGCCTGAACATTCAAAGACCCGACAATACTCATTTTATATGTATCTTGGAATACGCTCCCTCCGCCAATTAAAAAATTACCTGAGCGACTCATTGTTAACGCACCGGACGCAGTCGCTCCATCTGTATAGCTAATAAATTCCATCCCGCCGACATTATCCGTATGATTCGTTACTCGTCCGACAATAGAACACATGTTTTTTACATTTGGCGATGTTCCGCTGTCATCGTTTTGGAAATCTAACTGTGCTTGTCGGGATGAGGTGCTTCCGGTTCGCTTTCCTCTTATTTTCATTCTAACATCTCCGCCGTTTGGTCGCTGTAATAATAGTTGAGGTATTGTTGCACGACTGATAATAACTTGGTTGTCTATTGTCGTAATATCACTACTCGCTGTGATTCCTTCAATATTTGTATTTATGGTTGAGACTGCCGATGTAGTGTTGTTAAATTGTGTTTGAATATCACTTGTTACAAGTCTTAAATAACCAAATTCTGTATTACTAACATTTCCGTTGTCACCGATTAGCGTTGCGGATAATCTATCTGAGGAGGTTATTTCATCTTGTTTGTTACCGATTTGAGTTTGAATGTCACTCGTTACCGAAGCTAAATAACCAAATTCTGTATTACTAACATTTCCGTTGGCACCGATTAGCGTTGCGGATAGTCTATCTGAGGTGGTTATCTCGTCTTGTTTGTTACCGATTTGAGTTTGAATGTCACTCGTTACTGCAGCTAAATAACCAAATTCTGTATTACTAACATTTCCGTTGGCCCCGATTAGAGTTGCTGATAGTCTATCTGAGGAGGTTATCTCGTCTTGTTTGTCATCGAGTTGGTCTTGAATACTACTAGTTACTCCATTTAAATGAGTATATTCCGCGTTACTAACGAATCCAGCCGCGATCAAATTAGCGTCTAATCTACTTGAGGAGGTTATCTCATCTTGTTTGTTATTGATATTGGTCGCATTAGTAGCCACGCCGCTTGTCGCTGCTTGTAATTCAGCGTTTACTAGATTAGTTATTGTCGCATTTGTTGCGGTAAATGTTGTAACATTCGTTTCACCGATATTAATCGTGTTACTATTTTGAAGCGTCTTAGACTGAAAAGTATTTGTATTAAATAGAGTCTTCGACATATTATAATATGTAGTGATATTATAAATGATAGACTATACAAAATATACATTAGAAGGCTCATCTGCGTTTTTGATTATAATGATTGCTTACAAACTTTATAAAATGAGATGTAATACAAGCTCTAAATGCTGTGGAGAAAAGTTTGAAATCGATTTACATAATGACGGCGGACAAAACGAAATAATTATACAAGCACCCCATAATATTCAATCACCCACATCACAAGTTTAATTTTTATTTTTATTTTTCTTATTTTACTGAATTTTACTTGTTTAGGTTTCATATCGAGATTTTCAATCCACAGATTATGAAACCAAAAAGAATTATGCTAGTAGGCTATTTGCCTTTTGATTTTTACGATATAGAACCTAAACAAGTAAAATTCAGTAAATAAATATATAAATTTACTTATTTTTAATAGAACCATCGTGAAAGTTTGAGATTGCGTGAGCGTGTAAACCTCTCTCTGTAACACTTTTAAGTTTTTTCAATTCAGGGTTTAACCGAATCAAATAATCGAGAGATGTTTTACCTTTTACTGGGTCATATTTAATAGAATCAGTTTCTAATTTTCCAAACGGTAGATTTTTTTTAAAACCGAGCGAGACTGGATCGTGCTTAATCCTGTGATGAATAACTTTGTTTTCTAATTTCTTTTTTTGAGATTTACCAACGCTCGTGTCATTATCGAAAAATGGGTTGGCTGCTGCATTATAAGTTCGCGCACTTGTCAGGTTTCTTTTTACAATATTACTTTTGGCTATCGTGTGATTTACTGTGCCGCCGCCCAGAGAATGACCTGCCATATGAAGCTGTGTTGGTTCTAAAGCTTTGATAATTTTATTGGTTCTATTTTTCCGGCGTTTGAAAGTTGGCACATGACCGCCCAAACCTAAAGCAAAAAGTATATCAGATTCGAGGTGTTGTGTGCCACGTTTGCTATTTAATTTCGTCCCCATATGGCTTATAACGATATTTGAAGGATCGTCTTTGTGTCTGTAGGTGGTGATTTCGCTGTTAGTATGCTGTGGTTCTACAACCCATTCTGTATCATTAACCATATTCTGGGTATTTTCTAAACGCTTTGTTCGTCCTATATTTTGCTCTCCCATCTGATATGTAGCTTGAGATAATTTAGCCATAACTTCTTTACTAGGATTTGAGTCAGTCATATATATATAGTTGTAGATAATAACAAATTTGATTTAATATTATATATTATTTAGAGTATATAATATTTTAGTAGAGAGAATTTTGATTAAACTATCAGATTTGATATGAATTTTATTATGAAGCTAACTTACAAATCATACCGCAATGGAATACGTGAGCGACTGAAGGTCAAGCGAGACCATAACCGTATGCTCTGCGAACACGTCGATTACCATCGCATTGGCCGCAACAGCGTCGTATTCCATACTCATTTGCATTACCTGCCCAATTGTATTAATGCCCGCAACAAGACCAAGCGACCCCTCGCCTCCAGCCACGCGCTGAGATTCGAGATCAATCTCAATGAGGTAAGAGCCAGTTGCTGCGGATGTATTTCCGGCACCGTCAAGGATGTCGAAGCCACCATCAGCAGCGATTGACGAGTCATGTGACCAAGCACAAAGAGCGCGCTGAGAAATGAGCGCCTCGGCAAGTGGTTCCGAACCTGCGCCTACAGCAACAGACGCAGCGCCAACGTCGCGGATATCACGCATAGGATATTTAACGCCTCCGATCGTAAGGAAATACCTATTAAGGCGATTACGCGCGCGGTTACCAATATGTGCGTTAGCAGCAGTTGCCGCTTGGCGAGTCTGCGAAACAAGAACACGGTTAAGCGAGCTCATGCTAAAACCAAGAGTCATAACCTTAGATGTTTCCGAGGTAGACAGAGACGACTGATGATGCTGATACGAAGGCATAAGCATCTTAAAAGCACCGTCAGAGTTGGCGGCGACCTGAGCCATCACATCAGAGCCGAGTTCCAAATTGTAAGTTACGAGAGCAACGCTGGTGACACTAATCTCCGCGTCAGTTGCCGCTCCGAGAAGTGCGCGAGCCGACGTGTCGAGAATCAACCTAATGCGAAGACGGTCGCGGCCGATAAGCGGGAAATACCGATTCGCCATTAGTGGTGTGAGGACGAGCGGGAAACACACTTGACGAGCAGTGCCAGCGGCAACAGTAGCGCCATTGAAATCATCACCAGCACCAAACAACCGCTCACCAGAGTTCTTTCGGAAACTCTCGCTGGTGTCAAGCGAAATCATCATTTCATAAAGCGTGTTCCAGTTGTCGCACGAAAACAGGGTCTGGCCGCCGAGTTCAAGCACAATTTGCTTAATGCACGTTGGGAAACCGCCGGCAGAAAATTTAACGTCGGCTCCGTCGTTATTTTGAAAGCTCGCCTTAATGTATGACGACTGGAAATCGCAGAATGTATTATTAAGGTTAGCCGGAACATCAATAATGATTTCCTGGCCCATATTGAAAGATGATCCGTTGGTTGGGACAGTTTCAGTTCGCACAGCCCGCGAAGAAGAAGCACGGGGAGAAACCTCAGAGTAGTTTAACTTTTGAGTAGTAGCAGCCATATTATATATTACACAAATATAATAAATTTATTGATTTTGTTTTTTAGATTTGACTCCTCCTAAAAAACAATCGTTTTGAATATGATAGTTTCTCTCTGGCTTTATAAATTATACTCTATATTATGAGTAAATGTTCTATAGACAATGTATTAATAGTTGGTTCAGTGTGTCTTAATATATTTATAGAACACTCTAAAAAGTTGGCTGAGGAGCAAAAGCCACATTATAGTCTGTTTCGTTATTGGCATTTTCAACATCAGATTTAGACAAATATTCAAACTTGAACGTATAGTAAACCCGTGTGACAATAGAGACTGCCGCTTGGGTTGTGTCTTTGGTTCTTACTGTTAGCTGAGATGGTCTCGCTGGGATTAAGTATTGAACTTTATTACCAGTGAAGCCGTGATTGTATGATGTGTTATGACGGGTGATAACGTCGAAATGACCGACGACCGCATCATTGCTATTCATGACATTAGATAGCGAAATAATAACTGGCTGTTCTTCGTCCGCATCGTGAAGGGCCGCATCTACTAAACTGACCAGGCAATACTGACCTTTTGCGTTGGAAGAAAAAACCGAAGCGGGAATATCGAACACGCACTCGCCGGTTACGCCTTCATCCGCACTCGTTGGAAATACCGTGAAATAATCTGCGATTGGGTAGTTCATTATATATATTGATTATAGATAATAAATTAATGGGTTGTTAGGTTTTTGAAATTACATTTTCTCGATTGATTTTTGCATCCCTCTTACATTTCGCCCGCCCATAACCCGCTTCATAGACGGCGCATCGACGCTGTGTTTGCCACCATTCTTAGCAGCGTAGATACCTCTCTTAACTTTCTTCAGTCCGAAGACTCCCGCACGTTTTGCTTTTGAACCAAATAGAGACATTGTTATATACAATGGATAGATATTATTCTGGGTTGGTTTCAGTTTTCGGTTTCGGTTTTGATTTATATTGTTCTATAATTTCCTTTAACATTGTTGTGCGTGTTTGCGAATTACGTTGCTTTACGAAATGAACCGTCAGTGTAAGCGTATATGAAACACCGTTTAGTTCTAAAGGAACATTACTTTGATCCGTCAGCGAAATATTCAGATGTGAGAATTGATTTTCTGTTATTTGGTAATATAAAACTTCGCTTGGCGTGTGGAATAAATACGCTCCAAAATTTGTATCATTTACAACAGACGCGACAATATTATTGCTAGTTCCGTTTGAATCTAAATTGTTCATAGTCAGATTAGTTAATCTCACATAGATATTTCTAATACCGCCGAGGTCGCAAAGATTCGTCGCTTTATAACTCGTTACTGATGCTGTGGGAAGCTGGCTATTTCCTAAACCGAGTTGGCGAGTCATCGTTGTTGATTGGATTATTTTCGCGCTTCCAAATGTAAACACGAACACATTGTTGTCTGTGTTAAAAGCTACAGAACCGATTGATGTTATTTCGGTTGTTATTGCTGTTGCTAAATCAGCAGCGCTATAATTTCCTACAGTAATAGTATATGTAGTCCCGCTGATTATAATTGTATTTGAGTTACTACTGACATTGTAAATAGCATTGGGGATCACCATATTTGTTAATCCGATTACTATACGACACCCTACAGGCGCTACAATCGCTTCGTCGAAATAGTATATTCTATCACTTCCGCTAATATTAACTATGCTGTCTTCACTATGAATAAATATTGATTGACTCGATTTATCCGTATCATTGAGTTCATGGCTCGGCATCTATAAGTTTATGGTATATTAAAAATTCTGAGGTTGGAAATATTTATTGGTGTTATCATAGACATATGCGTTCGGGTTTTTTGTGACAGGATGGAAGCCATTTTCTGTTTGTTCAGGATACTTTACTGGGTTTAGAACACGTGTGTTAAACGGAATAAGCGTTGGATCGCGAACTCGTGGCAATACAGCTTCTAAATATATTTGATCCGGTTGCTGGTCTTCAGAATAGAAAAACGGCTCTGATACAGATTCAAATTCTGCATTAGCATTTGCGGCGGTTGGTCCTTCGATGGTATTTGACATTATTATATAGATTACAATTATTTAATTTGGTTTCGTTTTCCGTTTTCTTGGAATGGGTGGCGGAGGCTGTATTATTCTAAAGAATTTACTGTCATCAATAGGCTTGGGTTTACCGATAGTTATAGGTTTGAGTGTGGGTCGTGGCATCTGATTTTTTATGAACTTCATTTTATATATGGAGAGAAATATCTATTAAATGTCCATTAATTTGCTTTTTTCAGAGTCTGTTAATTTTTTATCTTTAAAGACAACTTTAACAGAAAACTTCTTTTCATAGCTTTTAATAGATTCGGCTAAGGTCGATTTGTTCCATAATAGTATTTTGGCCATAGATGACGGTGTATGTCGCCCACCTTTCTCTTTCGCGTGTCGCTTATGATACGCATATTTAACGCGTTCGCGTGTCTTGAAATCAGGCTCATAGAACTCGCTTTTTTTATCGTTCATTAGGGTGTAGTCGCGATATCGATTTTGTCCGAAATAATGTATATGGTTATGACTTGGCATTAACATCTGAAATTTCTTGCTCGGCTTATCGCTCCTATATAGATAGTATGTGTCAGTCATATATATATACGTTATAGATATTAACCATGACAAATATCTATATCCACTCTTAAGATAAGTATTAGAATAAGTATTTTAATTTAAAAACTATAATCATATATATCATAATATAAGATGCCTAAGAAGCATATCGATTATTCAAAAACGGTCATCTATACTATCAAGACGGGTAATTCGTTATACGTCGGCAGCACAACTAATTTTGTTAAACGCAAGAATGAACATAACAATTGTATTACTAATGTGAATAAGAAATGTTATAATCTGAAACTCTATAAAGCAATCAGAGCAAACGATAATGTGTGGTGTATGCTGCCACAATCTAAGTATCCGTGTAATGATAAGATTGAACAAACCATCGAAGAAGAGCGTATACGCAAATTATTAAATGCGGATTTAAATAGCCAACGGTGCGGAACAGGAATTAATCTTAGCGAGTTAGGTAGACCAGAATATTATAAACAATACTATACGGAAGATAAAGCTAAAATTGATGAATATCAACAACAATATAGGACTGAAAATAAAGCTAAACTCGCTGAACATCGGAAACAGAAAGTTACTTGCGAATGCGGTTGTAATGTAACGAAACATAATTTACAGCAACACAAGAAATCAAAGAAACACCAGAGATGGATTCAATCGCAATTAAAGATAAGTAATATCGCGCTCTAAATTCATGCGGTAGCACAACCAGCAGACATCATACCAGCTCCGTTTGGACTGCTCACCACCACTCACGAAATGAATACGCTTCGACGGTATCACCATCTGTAACTCGTTAATGAAATATCGCTTGGTAAATTGTTTTGTGATCGTCGACACCGGAACTAGAATCATAAACGGGACGTCTAGCTCATACAGACGCTTAAAGGTTCGTGATTTAGACGTATACGGTGGATTTGTTACGATCATATCATAATCGAGAGGCGCTGATTCGTAGAAATCGAGGTGTTCGTGGTGTTCTACATTGAAACCCAGCTCGGTTAGGTATTGACCGCTGCTTCCGTCTCCATAGAACGGCTCCCAGATTACGTTGCCCTTTGGGATAAGGTGTGCTATATCAGCAAAGGCAGATTTTGGTGTATACCATTCATTATTACACTCCCGCGCTGTCAATGCAAAGCTAGCCATATATACTCTATTATTAATATATATTTAAGCCAATGTATCCTATGTTTGTAGTTATAGTTTCTCTCTATAAACTATACAATATACCCTCTATATGTAGGTATTGTTTATGAATCTATATTCATTATCATTATATCTAGAGAGACGTTAATGTAAATCTCTTGTGATTCATAAATTTACTGAATTTAGGTTTTATATCAAGAAAATGAATAGCGACAAATATTTACCATTGTGTTTTTTCTTTTTCATAATTTACTTTTGATATATAGATTTTAAAACCTAAATTAAGTAAATTTATGTTTCTTATGTTTCATATTATGTTTAATGAAAACATAATATGTTTCTTATGGTTCATAATATGGATATATACCCTAGAGAGACTTTAGGAATTTAAATTCAGTAAATTTATCTGTCTTATTTTACTGAATTTAACTTGTTTAGGTTCTATATTGAAAAAATAGAAAGCATATTTCTGGTTGCCATATTTTTTTGAGCATTTCATAATCCACGGATTGAAAATCAAGATATGGACCCTAAACAAGTTAAATTCAGTAAAATAAGACATTTAGATTATCTTAACTAAAAAACTATTTATATATTTAACAAAAGCATTAGTTCTCTCTATATATTGGTATTATTCTCTCTAGTTAGATGGTTAGATATAGTTTTAAACAAAGAGCATCTCAGATTTAGCTCTGGTTAATGGTGGCGGCGGAGCTGGTGCTGCGGGTTCAATAACTACCCGTTCAGCTTTTCGCGCAGCAACCTCAGCCTTAGTAGCGCGCGGTTTACGTGGCTTTTTTACTGGAGCTGGTTTAGG